CTAACTTACTGATTTCAATAATGCTCTGGTGCCGCTAGGTATGCTTTGGGGCATCTGTGGGGCAAAATCCGCGAGCCTCTGATTCAGCATTGCGATCTGCTCACTACTGCTGTCTGCCATCCACGCACCGTATACGTTGAAGACCATCTGGGCGCTCGCATGGCCCATCTGACTGGCAATGAAGCTGGGGTTAGCGCCAGCTGACAGTGACCAGCATGCATACGTGTGACGCGACTGATATGCTTTCCTGTGCCTTATCCCTGCTCGCTTCATCGCTGCGTCCCATAAATCACCTATCGAGTCGACTTTGTAGATGATCCCCACCTGCTGACATCTTCTGACCAGTTGAGGGTTGAAAACAAATGTACACTCGTGGCTCTCAGTTCTGCCGTATTCGCGCAGCTGAACATCGATTTGATGCTTTTTTCCAAACCTGGTCATTTCCGCCTGATTCCTCAGGACGCTGATCGCAGGCTGAATGAGGTGTATCACTCTGTTGGTACTGGCCTCAGTTTTCGGTAGAGTGAATTCACCCAGTTTTGTATAATTGCGCCTGATTGTTATTGTTCCAGCTTCAAGATCGATATCCTCCCAGGCCAGGGAGGTCAGCTCCCCATGACGGACCCCTGTGTATACTGCTAGTGACCACAGGTTTTTCGTCTGCTGATGCCGGCATGCATCAATCAGGCGAATAAATTCGTCACGAGTTAGCGGATCTGGCTCTGCCCTGGCTTTTTTGAGAGGCTTGATCCCGTCGAATGGGTTCGCCTCTAAGTAACCGTGATCTGCGGCAAACTGAAACATTCCGGCAATAGTTGTCATGTAATAATTTACGGTGACAACACTTCTTCCCTTTGCCGGGACCTTCCCCTTCATTGGCATCTGGTGACCGGTCAGTAAATCTTTCCTGATATACAGTAATTCCTCTTTCGTCACCGCCGACACCAGCCGATTACCCCCGATCCTTGGCACCATATTCCTTGTGACCGACTCATAACGGTTGAGTGCGTTCGCGCAGATTTCCATTCTCTTCAGATCCAGCCACTTTTCGGCAAGCTCTGACACTGTAATTTCTTTCTTCCCCACCCCAAAAGTCTTGAGGTTAGGGGAGTCCGGAAACTGTGCCGCGTACTCAAATGTGCCTGTTCTGATGGCAAAACATACCGATGTCCGCAGTTCCCCGGCGATCTTCCTGTTCTTAGCGGTGTCAGGGACACCGAGGCTCTCCCTGACACGCTTACCTTTGAAATTAAACCAGATGCGCAATGTGCCACCGTGGTTTTCGACGCCTGTTGGATATGTAACTCTATCCATTGATTCCTCCAGACGCCCAAGAGCGATATGAGATTACCTTTTTCATGGCCTCAGATCACCCAGGCTGTTTGTTTTTCATTGAGGCCACCCACGCATCGACCGCTTTACGGTTGTACATGCACTCGCTGGAAGGTTTCGGATTTCCGTCCGGTGAAACGTGCACATATTCCCGCCCAACCATCCAGCATTCTTTTCTGGCCCGGAGGATGGTTCCGGGCTTGAGCCCGGTAACCGCAATCAGAACCTTTTCGCTAACCCAGTCATTCGGTACCAGAAGAACAACGTCGCTCATAATCACCTCACACTACATCCAGGCCACGGCAGTGGCACCACACTTCAAACATCCGCTTAACCACTTCCCGGCAATAAAGCCCCTGAATATCCCGTGTCAGGTCGTAGCGGTTTCCGTATCGCTTACGAACCCATATTTCAAAAGCTGTATTCATCGTGCCGCCTCCCTGATTGCAGTTCTGTAAGCGCGTAATGCATCACGGCTTTTACCAGAAATAACCGTTTTCAGGATGAAAGTTCCGTGCCGTGAACTCACTACGGCTGGCACCAGAAACAGAGTGTTTTCAACTACCCTGTTATGCTTCCGGTACTCGAATACGGTGCTGGAGATAACGATATTTGCTACAGCGCCATAGTCTTGGTATTGGATTTTCATTCAGCGTACCCCGGCAGGCTTTGTTGCTTTGAGTTCGTCACGTTCTTTGACGTAGCGCTCGTGCATCGCGTCCCATTTTGCACACCATTTCTCCATTTCTCGCTTGCGCGCCAGGATACGACGCAGACGGCGAACACAACGCTGGTGGGCGGCCAGATACTCCGCTTTTGTTTCCCCATCTCGCCATACCTCCATATCATCGCGATCAATACGCACCCTCGGGTGACGCTGCGGAAAACCAGAACGCTCAAAAGCCTCGGTGGTCATGAAGAAAGCCAGATAGCGGATCGCCGTATCTCGCGTGAAGCATTTTTTGATACGTCTGTGGCGTACCGCCACGTACAGTGGGCCAACTGGCGTACCATGTTTCTGTAATGCCAGGTCAATCATGCTTACGGTGCGTTTATCGTTCATTTCCGGTCCTTAACTTTGTTGTATCGTTCGTGACTCATAACTTCCCAGTTCTGTCCTCCATCACGTGAAAGCAGCCTCCACCGAAGGTTCACTTTAAGGCTGAGGTAACCAGTCCGACGCATTCGCCGCGGTGAAATCCGCTGCTGCCGGAATTGCAGGAGAATCTTCACTGCCTGAAAGTGAACCCACTCAGGAATTCGTATCGCTGTCAGTGCCACCAGCTACCTCCTCAAATCTCAGCTCCATTTCGCGCGCCATTTCGATAAACGTGGCCAGTGAGCAAATGTGCTCGTCGTCGAGCAGCCGGCGGTCGCATATCACCCTCCCGTTCTCGATGTGCAGAACTACCCGCCCGGTAAAATCAGGGAGGACATGCAGATCCACGTTCAACACGGGGCGGGGAATCTGCATGCCCTGAAAGAGCATTGTTTGCTGGTTATTCATGGCTGGCCTCCGGGGTAACTGGTTTCTGCTTTTTGACGAACTCAACCAGCTCAGAAATGAGCTCGTCGATTAATTCCTTTCCGCTATCTGTGAGGAATTCACCGCTGCCGTTCACATCTACGGCGTTGCTGTAAATTCCTCTGATGGCTTTTACGCCGTCGATATTCCCGTATTCACTGATCGCAAGCCTTTCGAATTTTCTTAATAGTCCATCGAGAAGAATCTCTGTTAACTCAACAGTGTTAATACCGCCTTTATTGAGCTTAATAACAAGGCAGTTACTGCCTGTTTTACGCTGGTGGCGTAATAACGATGCTTTTAAAATTCTGCGTCGGTATGTGTCTATCAAGTTAGTCATTTTCATTTGCCATAAGCCTTTTTCAAATAAAGCATTCCGATATGCCAATAACCTGTTGAGCAAAATAATTGAGCTGTTTTAAATGCTTGTGGATTAATCATGATTCACCTGAATTTGATTACAGAAATCCCCAGGAATATTCCTGTAATCAAAATGACTAATAATTTTTAAGCAGGGTTTTTGGACTCTGCCTCGATAAGATAAGCTGCAACTGGACCAATGAGGTCTGCCAATAGTGATGCGACTGATTCTACATCTGAGTCGGTAAGCTTATGAGGGTAGTTCTCAAGCATCCTTGCGACAATCTCAGCCTGATATGCCTTTGATGCCGCTTTATGCAATGTGATATCAGACATTTTCTGCATCCTTATAACCAGAAGAGTAGGTCGCTGATATGGCAATTTTGTTAGTAGCCATTGCTAATTCAGCGAGGTCGGAAATCACGCCAGATAAAGTCATTATTTTATTTTTATTCAAATTCTTTTCTTCAACCTCATTCATAATGCTTACCCCTATATGATTGATGGCCTCCAAAATAGAGATTGTTTTTGTATCGCAATCAGTAGCAATTTTGTCAAAATCAATGTCATGACATTTCTCTTTGTCAGAAGAGAATCGGTAATCGGGAATATCTACAAGTTGAAAAAATTTCTCTGTACTCATCTTATGCACTCCATTAATCCGCCAATGCATAAACAATACATAACGTATTAAATAAGATCAATACAAAACGGAGTATTTGTGCGTATTATTTCACATCATTTTGTTTTTGAAGGTTTTTTAGTTGATCGCAGGAAGTTTGAGGCATAAAAAAAGCCGCTTTCGCGGCCATTTTATGGGAGGTTGGTGATTTTTGCGTCGACCACAACCCCGATAATACGGCAGTTGCCATTTATAGGGATTATGGGGTACTGGGGGTTGAGGGGTTTTAAAAATCTTTGACCAGCATCTATAACAAGCTTTTTGAATGTAGCTTCATTGTCACCGTCGAGTTTCGCTACAACCAATTTCCCGTTGATTGCTTCCACCTGGGGATCGACAAGTATCACCATACCTTCTGGTATGCTCAGCCCTGCTGGTGATGTCATTGAATCGCCTCGGACGTCTAACCAGAATGAATCCTCAGAACATTCTACGGTTGTGTCATACCATCTATCGATCGCTTTACGGTGATACGGTTCTACTGCTTCCATCCAGTCTCCAGCGCTAACCCAGCTAATAACAGGGTAACTTCCCTTGGATTCGTTAATGCTATTAAAACTTACATTGTGATCGGCTCTTGAGTCGCTGACCGTGCCATCAGCGTTTACTACGAAGCCTGGCATTTTCAATATGTTAAAAATCTTGGCTATAACCTCTAGGTTTGGTTCGCGTCTGGCATTTAGCCAATGGCCTAGGCCGCCCTGCGTTATGCCGAGCGCCTCTGCCAGCTGTTCTTGAGTCATGCCGACCTCTTTCATCCTGGTTTTGGCCAGGTCCTGCCATCTCTGTTTCATAGTCATGATTATTACATTCTGTATTTAGTGAGCAACTTCCATTTTGTATTATTACGATGAGCGTGTATAGTACGTTATGTATTATTTATGCGAGAATAATCGAATGAGTGGAATCAAGAGCCTTAGACGCAAAGCAAAGGTAACTCAGGGAGAGCTGGCTGCGTTGATCGATAGCTCCCAAGGGGCCGTTAGCCACTACGAAACAGGAAGAAGGATTCCTGATGTTGCTGTCGGAAAGCGGATTGTCAGTGCCTTTAAACAGCTTGGTCTGAATACAAGTTTGGACGAGGTATTTTCAGATGATGTCGCAAGGGATGAAGCGTGAATCCGATCTGCTCCCGTCAGTATATGCATTGGCCGATGAAGAGTGGATCAAGCAGCAGTTACTGAGCCTCACGGCAGCAGCACGACAAAAAGCCATTCAGCGTTATGCAGCTGTGTATCAGGAATCGTTCGAAGCCGAGCCCGTTTCATACCGCAAGGAGAACCGGGCAAGGCATGAAGCAAATATGCGGCTTCGCCTGTTTGTGAGAAATCACGGCAGGGCTTTACAGGGGTATACCGCCGAACCTCCCCTGGCCGGAACGCCAACGCGTTCTTGATTGTTGCGGGTTTAAAGGTACCCGGACAAGAACAGGCTTAAAGGTGCCTGTTCAGGTTGGCAACCAACTGACCCAAATCCTCATATGTACTAGGTAGGTAGTGCGTTTTTATGGGGAAGAGGGAAAGGGGGGTAAGGGGGGATTGGGTGTAGGGGTAGGAATAGGTTCTTTTCCAACAGGAGAGATCCATTGGTTAAGTAGATCACTGTCTTAAAGGCGAAATTAAAAAAAACGCCTGTATCAGCAAGGTAGTACAGAGCGCTCAGGCGCTGAGAAAAAGGGTTCTTTCTGGAAGAGTGATTTTTCAGGGGAACTGATTCAGAAGGGAGGCTGGCAGCCTTTGGGGAGGCCACCAGCCATGTGAGGGGGAATCCATGAAAACCACATCACAAAATTATTATCTCATTACCGCGGGGTCCGCACAATGCAGCTGACGATCACACCTAATTTTGCACAGGAACGAGCCCTTAACCAGCTGCGCCGTAACTGGAAGGATACAGAAACCTTCATGGTGTACTCGCCGACGGGCAGTGGTAAAACAGGACTTGCCGCCTTCATCGTTGCCGGGTTCGTCAGTCGTGGCATGCGGGTAATGTTTTGCGCGCCTTACCAGATCCTCATTACCCAAACCGCAAAGCGTTTTGTGGAGTACGGGTTGCCGGGTGATGAAATCGGCTATGTCTGGGCGGATCACCCAAACTACGATCCTTCCCTCAAAATACAAATTGCCAGCGCTGATACGCTTATTCGTCGCGTGTTCCCTGACAATATCGATCTGCTGATTATCGACGAAGCGCACCTGCGAAAAAAACGCATTCTGAAGGATATCGAACGCCTGCGCGAAAAAGGCGTGAAAGTGATTGGCCTTTCGGGGACACCATTTTCCCCGTTCCTTGGCAAATACTATGACCGACTGATTAAGCCAACCACCATCGGCGAGCTGATCCAGCGTGGCGACCTGAGTAAATACGAATTTTACGCGCCAACTAAGCCGGATCTGAAGGGCGTTAAAACCTCTCCGTCTCTCCAATACGGTACCGACTACAACGAGGCTCAACTGGCGGAGATCATGTGTGGTTCCACGCTGGTTGGCGATATCGTCCAGAACTGGCTTGAGAATGGCCGGGATCTGCCGACAATCGCTTTCTGCGTCAATGTGGCCCATGCCAATTATCTGACCATCCAGTTCAACCAGGCTGGTGTTAATGCCGAGGTGATGACCGCAGACACTCCTGCCGAAGAGCGACAGACCATCATCCATCGCTTTGAGACTGGGGCCACAAAAATCATAGTCAGCGTGGGCGTGCTGGTGGCCGGGTTCGACAGTGATGTTCGCTGCATTATCTACGCCAGGCCAACTAAGAGCGAAATTCGCTGGTTACAGGCGATCGGGCGAGGCCTGCGCACGGCGCCAGGTAAAGATTCCTGCCTTATCTTCGATCACAGCGGCACTGTGCACCGCCTTGGTTATCCGGACTCTATCGAATATGACGATCTCCCGGGCAAATCTGACGGGATGGAAGAGGGCGCGCGCCGGGCCGCTGAGGAAAGGGCGGAGAAGCTGCCGCACGAATGTTCGCAATGCCACTTCATGAAACCAGCTGGTGTTTATGTATGCCCGAAATGTGGCCACAAACCTCTGGCCGGTGAGGACATTGATACCGACACCGGGCGCAAACTTAAAAAACTGGGTGGCGAGCAGCGACAGCCAACGAAGGCAGAGAAACAGGCCTGGTGGAGCCAGATCAAATTTTATCAGCGCCAGCGCGTATCGATGGGGAAAAAGCCTGTCAGCGATGCCTGGTGTGCTCACACCTTCCGCGAACGCTTTGGGGAATGGCCGAACGGCCTGAGCGATTACCCCATGGATATCACACCGACAGTTTCAAACTTCATTACGCACAAGCTGATCGCCTTCGCCAGGCAACGCGAAAAAGAGCAGCGCCTGCAAAAGCAGGCAGAAGAGCAGCCGAACCCGGCAAGAGTTCAGCAGGCGCTTAAACACGTCAGCGACATCAGACAGCAGTTAGGAAAACGAGCATGAAAACGGTAGAAGCAGCAAAAGGCCAATGGGCCATGATTTTTGAGCATTACGGACTGCCGCCGATCACCGGGAAAAACCACTTTAGAGGGAAATGCCCGCTCTGCGATTCGATTGGTAAATTCCGTATCGATGACCGTGACGGAGCTGGAACATGGATCTGCACCTGCGGAAGCGGTGATGGCATCAAACTGGTGACCCAAACCCAGGGCAAACCATTTAATGAGGTTTGCCGCGAAATTGATGAGCTGATTGGCAATACGTTCCGCCGCGAAAGTATCCCTAAAACCAGCAACGCTGGCAGCCTGCGTAAAAGAGTGCTGAGCAAATTTGCAAAACTGGCGCCGCTGCGAGGATCTTCTGGAGCCGACTATCTCAATGCGCGCGGCATTTACCAGCTTCCTCAAGAGGCTATCAGGTTTAATGACAAGGAACGCTACGGAGGGAAGGTTTTTCAGTCGCTGTATTCGCTCGCCACTGATGACAAAGGAGAACTTTGCTATCTGCACAGAACTTTGCTGGACGGTAATCGGAAAGCTCAGCTGAAGGATTCAGTTGGTGCAAAACGCCAGAAATCTCTTCAGGAAGAGAGCTATCTGGATCACGCTCGTTCAGTTGCTATCCGGATGTTCCCGGTCGCCAGCACTCTTGGCATTGCAGAAGGTATCGAAACCGCTTTGTCATGCAAGCAACTCTACAAAGTAAACACATGGGCAACCATGACCAGCGGATTCATGAAGAAATTCCGTGTGCCAGCTGGCGTAAAGAACTTCATCATTTTTGCAGACCGTGACATCAACAGTGCTACCGGTTTAGCGGCTGCTATGGAATGTGCTCATGCCAATTTGATGGCAAAAAACGACCTCGAAAAGGTCAGTATCTACTGGCCGGATAACGGGGACTTTAACGACATGCTCATGAACGGCGATCAGGTTCGTGAAATGGTTTTCTATAAAAAACAGCAGGTGGCCGCATGAAACTGGAAGCAGCACTCAAACATTTTAGTCCTCAGGGAATGCATATCAGCGACGATGTAAAGGGAACCTCTCCGGATCGTCTCACCGGCACTGATGTTATGGCAGCGATTGGTACCACCAGCAGCCGTGCGCGCTTCGGCCTGGCTGCTTTCTTCGGCAAGTCCGGCATCAGCAAAACAGATGAACAGCTCGCAGTTCAGGCGCTGGCGCAGGTTGCTATCAAAAACGCTCCTAAAAATGTCCGCAAAGCCGCTGGCGACAAGCTCGGAGCATGCATGTTGACGCTGGCGCAGTTTGCCTTTGCTGATTACTCCCGTTCGGCGGCTACCAGCGTGACATGTCACAGTTGCAGCGGTACCGGTTTTATCTCCGGGAATGAGGATGTGGTTAAACATCCTGGTATCTTCGACGATGACGGTGCCGAAGTGGTGGCCCCGAAGATTAAAAATGAGCTGGTGAAAAGGGTTTGCGAAACCTGCGGAGGGAAAAAGGTAATCCTTGCGCGGTGCAGATGCGGCGGTAAAGGCGAAGTGTTGGACCGCAAAGCGACCAAAGAACGTGGCGCACCGGTTTTCAAAACCTGTGAACGTTGCTCTGGTAATGGCTTCTCTGCTATCTCCTCGGCGACGGTACACCGTGCCATTCTGAAGCGTCTCCCGGACCTCCATCAGTCCTCATGGTCACGCAACTGGAAACCCTTTTATGAAATGCTGGTGGACACGCTGCGCCAGTGGGAGCGTCACGCGGCAGTAGAATTTGAGAAGGCAACAACTTATTAATATGATCGGAGCAAATGGCGACACTTTTTTGCACGTTAGTGTTGACTTTGCATAAAACTGTCCTGTATGCTTTCCATCGTGGGATATTACGCCTACACGACACCAAACCCGCCTCAGTGCGGGTTTTTTTATGTCCGAAATTCTTCGCGCCACGCTCGGCGCAATTCAACCACAGAGCCTTTCAGGGGTGAGCCATAGGGAACGGTCGGTGTGACTGTCTCTGTGGGCTGATCATTCCTGAGCGCTGGCTCACCCGCTAAAAGGAAAGTCACTATGTTCGGTATCTTTAAAAAGAAAGCACGTAAAGCTGTTGTCGAAGTTAAGAAAATGGAAAACCGCGACGCGGTTGAAGCTACGGTGTGGGGTGCTTACTCCATTGCGTATGCCGACGGCACATGCGACGCGAAAGAAATCGCCACTCTGGAAAAAACTATTTCAGCATTGCCTGCTTTCGCACCGTTCGCTGGTGAGATCGCACAGATGAGTAGCAATATCCGTGCTCGCTATGAAGCTTCGCCGCGCTCTGCTAATGCACAGGCGCTGCGCGAACTGGCTGACGTTGCCGGTACAAACGATGCTGTTGATGTTCTTTGCCTGTGCCTTGATGTCGCTGACAACGACGGCATCGGGGAAGAAGAAGAGAAGCAGCTCAAGAAAATTGCTCAGGCGCTGCAACTTCCACTGGATCAGTACCTGTGATCGGAAAACTGCGCTGGGTAGCCGCCGGGGTATTGATGTTCCTGGTGGTTGCCATCGACTTCACCAGCAAAATGATGTCCATCCTTGCTGATGGCGTGCTGGTAGCCGGGGTAATTGCTTTACTCTGGCCCCTGTTTAAATCCAGTAAATAACACTTTGCAAAAGGTCATATCTGATGGCCTTTGACAGAGTGAATTTTTTCTTCGGTGCTATAGTAAACTGGCATTCGATAATGCTCTCGATACTGATAACACTTGGTGGGGATGGGGATACACCAACTTCGCAGAGACAACTGCATGACCCATGACCAGCAACCCAATGCTGGTCTTTTTTCCGCCATTAGCTCAACTGGAAAGAGCACGGAGCTTCTACCTCTGTGGTTCGGGGTTCGAATCCTCGATGGCGGACCAGTGTCCAATTCGTTAAGCGAGGAAGTTTCTCAACTCTGATTTATGCGCTATTTTTTTATTGTGGTGAATCCCCCTATGCGGAGGGGCGTTCCAGCAGTTACCTGAAAAGGAAACCTCTCAGACGCGGGAATGTTTGCTGGAGTAATTCTCACCGGGAGGCACCCGGCACCACGATAACAATAAAATCGAATTGATAATTCCTTGAGAGCCTGCTTTAAACAGCAGGTTTTTTTTGCTCGTTTCCCGAAGTTACGGCTACGCTAAAGAAGAAGGGGATATATCCGCTGGCAGATGGTTCTCCTGAACCATCAGTGAATCGGCCTCGATACCCGGACGTCACTACCTGTCTTTCGGATGATCTCCTTTCTACCTTCTTGTGATAATCATCATTTTAGCCTGCTCTCGCGAGCGGGCTTTTTTTATTCCCCTCAAATTTCCTGAGAGGGATCACAGCAATAAGAGGGGGCTTAATGTCCGATCCATTAACCGGCACCGGCGCTGTTCTCGGCGGCGGCCTGCTGGGTTCAGTCCTGTACGGCGTCTTTACTCATACAGATTTTGGTGTGGTGTTCGGGGCGTTTGGTGGTGCGGTATTCTACGTCGCGACAGCCACAAACCTGTCCCGCGCCCGACTGGCAGCATATTTCCTGACGTCGTTTATCGTTGGGGTGCTCGGGGCAGGACTTATTGGCTCACTGCTAAATGCAGCTTCGCACTATGAAAAACCGCTGGATGCACTGGGCGCAGTGATTCTGTCTGCCCTGTGTATAAAAATCCTCACTTATCTTAACAACCAGGATTTGAACAACGTGTTCAAGTTTTTCTCGCGGCTACGCGGGGGAGGGGGAAATGGCAATTGACCCGTCAGCATTCTTTAATGCGTTTATCTGTGCGGCCATAGTTATCGTGCTGATGTTTTACCAGCGACATGGCGCCCGGCATCGCCCCTTTATTTCTGTCATGGCGTATATAACCGTGCTGGTTTACGCCGCGATCCCCTTGCAGTTCATCTTCGGCCTTTATCGTGATTCCAGTTGGCTGGTGGTGGTCGCAAACATTCTTATCTTCGCCGCCGTCCTGAAGGTTCGTGGAAATATGGCGCGGCTGGTTGATCGTCTGAGGCACTAATGAACCAAACACAATTTCAGAGGGCGGCTGGTATCAGCGCCGGGTTAGCTGCGCGCTGGTTTCCGCATATCGACGCCGCTATGAAGGAATACGGCATCACCGCACCGCTTGATCAGGCCATGTTTATTGCCCAGATGGGGCACGAAAGCACCAGATTTACCCGGCTGGTGGAAAATCTGAATTACGCGGCTGAAAACCTGGTGCCGACGTTCGGCAGCCACCGCATCACTCCACAGCAGGCCGCCGCACTTGGTAGAACGGCAACACAACCGGCAAACCAGAAAGCGATCGCCAATCTGGTATACGGTGGTGAGTGGGGAAAAGAACATCTGGGCAATCAGGTTGCCGGTGATGGCTGGAAATATCGCGGTCGCGGCCTGAAGCAAATCACCGGGCTAAGCAATTACCGCAACTGTGGCCAGGCGTTGAAATTGGACCTTGTTACTCATCCGGAGCTGCTTGAAAAGGATGAATACGCCGCGCGCTCAGCCGCATGGTTCTATGCCTCCCGCGGTTGCCTGCTTCATTCCGGCGACGTGGAGCGCGTGACGCTTCTTATCAATGGTGGCAGAAACGGGCTGGATAAACGCCGCGCGCTGTTTAACCTGGCGATATCTGTTCTGGTGTGAGGTGAGTGTGGGTATCGAAACGATAATCGGGCTGGCCGCACTGGTGATTTCCGCTATCGCCGGTGCCTTTGGCCTGGGCCATATTCGCGGCACCAGCAAAGCGGAAGCGAAAGCGGACCAGCAGCGCACCGAAGATAACGCAGCTGCAACGGTCGCAGCAGCCGAACGCCGGGTAGATGCAACGAAAGAGGCCAGCGATGTACAGCAGACTGTTAACCATATGCCTGGCGACGATGTTGATCGCGAGCTGCGGGACAACTGGACCCGTAAGGGTTGAGGTAGTCGATACGGCGTGCGACTGGGTTAAACCCATCTACGGAACGGACCACGACTGGGATGTACTGGATAAGCAGACGAAGCGCGACATCCTGGCGCATAACAAAGCGTGGCAGACTAACTGCCACAACACCAAAGAGAAGCATAGAACTGGATTTAACTAGTTCGTCGAGTTATCAATCAGCGGCGAAATGTCCAAGTCAAATCGCCCGCCTATTAGTGTTTTCACTATACCAACACTGTCAGCCACGCTGTGAAGCGTTGCCAGGCTGGTCAGTTTTATTGTGAATTTTTCAGGAATGACGTAACAAGACCTTCAAGGAATTGATAAACAGTCGATGCATTTGCAAAAGCTGATAAATATTCAAATAAACCAGACTTTGAAATGGCTTGTTTTTTCTGTTCAGGCTTAGCTTCACTGTAATCTTTTACTAGTTGATTCAGTTCTTCTGGCTTTGTAAGCAATTTATCTAAAAGTAGCTGCCACTCTTGCTCGCTACCGTGTTGCAAAAAGCCGATTCGGCATGAGTGAGCATTTGTATTGATGAGTTCGGCATCAACTCCTTTACCGAACACAAATCCAACCCCACAGTCTACGGCGCTGCAATCTGTCATTTTGATCATTTAACCCTCCGAACTGACATATGTTTTGTTTAATCAGATTAATCCTAACATATAACACTTAATGAATAATTAGGTGTTAATCACGCTGACAGAAGCTACTGACTTCCGATAATGGCTTTTTAATTGGAGTAAATATGCAGGTCACTATTGATGGTGTCCCGTATGCACCCGTCTGCGCAATTTCATCGAAGATCGGGATTGCAATAACGACACACCAGCGCGCCGACGTTCTGAAACGAACGCTAGAACAGCACATGAAGCACCTGCCAGCCGGTGCGCTGATGGTGGTTATCGATGACTGTTCAAAGCCTGCAGCGGTAGTTCCCGACGGCATGCAGCTGCTTCGCCATGAAACATCACTCGGCATTGTTGCTTCGAAGAACGCCAGCCTGTCAGTCCTGATGGATGCCGGGTGCGAGCATCTTTTTCTGTGGGATGATGACGCCTGGCCCATCGCTGATAACTGGCACCTTCCATACATCGAATCACCCGAACCGCACCTGGCTTACCAGTTTCTCGATCTGGCAGGGACGAATAAGCTGAAGGATATGGCGGTCCTGTACCGGGATAATAAGCACATCGCTTACACCGGGCAGCGCGGCGTGATGCTGTATTACCACCGTAGCGCTATCGAGAAGGTTGGCGGTTTCGATCCGGTT